AGGTGGCACTTCCTATGGAACAGAAGATATATTTAATTTTGAAAAACAACCAAAAATTACAATTAGTTCTGGATCTGGTGCTAAAATAAATCCAGTTATCAATTCAGATGGAAATATTGTTGATTATGTTATTAAACGAGGTGGATCAAATTATGTTGGAATTCCTGAGATAATCGTATCGGGAGTTGGCACTGGTGCAGTTCTCAAACCAACAGTCGCAAATGGAGTTATAACATCAGTTAATATTTTAGAACAGGGAACTGGATATTCTTCAGGAGATACAAAAATTTCAGTTGTTCCTATTGGATACGCAAGTTCTCTTGCGGCATCATTCAAAACTAATATTAAATCTTGGAGTGTCAATGCATTTGAACTTCATAAGAAAGAAATGACATCCTCCGATGATGGAGTTATTTTAGAATCCTTAAACAAAAATTATGGAAACCGTTATGTAAACTACACTTTACCAAGAGAACTACGAGTTAAGTTGGAAGATAATATAACAAAAACAAATAATGGATACACTGAGAATGCATCTCCTGCACATTCTCCCATTGTAGGTTGGGCTTATGATGGAAATCCAATTTATGGCCCATATGGATATTCATCACCGAATAGTGCATCTAAAATTAAGAGAATTGTTCCTGGATATACTAAGTTGGTATCTCCAAAAGATAATAGGCCTTCAACTTCAGTATTTCCACTTGGATTCTTCAATGATGATTATGAGTTTGTAAATACTGGAGATTTAGATGAACACAATGGTAGATTTGGTATCACTCCAGAATTTCCTAATGGAACTTATGCATATTTTTGCCCAATATCAGATATAACAGGATCTGGTGGATTTCAAAATAGTAGAGAACCAGTTTATCCTTACATTATAGGCAACACTTTTAGAAATGAAGTTGATAATTCCAATTTCACAAATGAATGGAATAAATCATTATTAGAATCAAAAAATACAAATTTATTTAAGAATTTGTCACCGTATAATTCAAATACATATGAATTCTTAGATTTAACGACTTCTCCAAAAGAAAATATTTTTAATGTTAAGAGTATTGCAACTTCTGGAAATCGAATCGATTCGATTAATATTGTAAATCCTGGAATTGATTACAAGGTTGGGGAATTTATTAGATTTGATGAGACTGGAACTGGGGGAAGTGGATGCGAAGCTTATATTTCATCAGTTGTTGGAAAAGCAGTTACTTCCGTTGTTGGTGTTAATACTTATTTTTACAATGTTAAATTTGATTATCAAGGAACAAAAGTAACTGGGATGACTTCAGTTCCACATAACTTATCAACTGGAGATGTTATTAAACTCAATTCAATTCGATCTGATGATGAAATTCCAGAAAATGATACCACAGATTCTGTATATTTTAAAGAACTTTTGGGATTACATTTAATTAATGTTCCTGTTGTAACTTCAGGTATTGTAACTGATATTCCAAGTTATACTGGAGCGACTTCTGGATTTACAACATTTATTGAACTTACACAAGGAAATTTAAACGCAAAATTCCAAATAGATGATGTTGTTGGAATTAAGTCTGAACAAATGTTAATTTTAAATGTTGATGATGTTAATGATCGACTCAGAGTTTTAAGAGGTTATAATCCATTAAATCCAAATTCTCCTGCATCTTCTGGAGCAGCTTATACAACTGGAGACACTGTTGAACTTAAACCCATTAAGTTTAGTTTTGAATTACCACCAAGAATTAGATTAAATAAACCAATTGTAAACAGACGTAATATATTCTTTGATCCAACAAATTCTGTTGGATTGGGAACCACAGGAACTTATGCAACTTATACAGTTGGTGCTGGAGGAAGCACATCAAACCAGAGAAGAAGATTCATCAAAGAACAAAGAATTTATCTTCCAAATCACGGATTAGAAACTGGAGATAAGTTATTATATAATCCAGGGCCAGGAATTGCAATGTCTGTTTCTGTTGGTGTTAAAAATGATTTTGTAGTTGCAGTTTCGGCCGCTGGAACAGTTGGAGTATCTACCAGTTTTATAACTGGTATTAATACTACGGGCATCATTATTGGGCATGAAGTTGGTGTTTCAACTGTAATTTCTACTGGAACTACAGTAACATCTATTGGTATTGGAACAATTGGAATTGGGAAAACAACTTTAAACACATCAACTCTAACTGGATTTGGATTTACTTTTGGAACTACTGTTGCAGTTAATTTGACAAATGTAGTTGGGTTGGGAACAACTGTATTTGCAATCAATAGAGGAAAAAATCATATTGGATTGAGCACAACTAGAGTTGGTTTAGGTAGTGCAGATGCTGGATTGTATTTTGTAAATGTTGGTGATGGAGAAGATCATGCAATTATTACTGATTTTGGTGAGAGTTTAATTGGAGATGTTCAAAAGAGTTATGCAATTGTTTCCGTGGGAGAATCCCATGGATTGTCAGAAGGTGATCAAGTTTCTCTGGAACTTATACCAAATCAAACAATAACAAAAGTAGTTAAATTTGACACAATTAATAAAGAATTAATTGTTGGTATTGCAACCGTTGCCTCCACTGGAATCACAACAGGTTCTTCTGGATCTGCTTTCACTTTAAACAATCATGAATTAGAAAATGGAAGTAAAATTGTTTATCAATCAAATTCTCCAGCTTTACCTTTAGTCAATAATGCAGAGTATTATGTCTTAAAAGTAAATGATAATCAATTTAGATTGTCAGAGTCACTTTATGGTGCAAGAAATTCTTATGAGTTTATTGGATTATCGACTTCAGGTGTTGGCATTCATACCATTTCATATATTAATCCAAAAATTGATATTGTTAAGGGTAATACTTTGAAGTTTGATTTATCAAATTCTTCACTTTCAGATTTTGAATTAAAGTTTTATGAAGATAAGAATTTTGAAAATGAATTTGTGGGAACAGGAACATATTTTGCAAATTCTCAATTTGAGACTGAATACGTTGGAACACCTGGAACTTCTGGAGCTTATGCAAGTATAAAAACATCAACTATTGTTCCAAATACAATTTATTATTCAATAAGACTTAGAGACATATCTAGATCCGAAAATGTAAATAAAATTGATTTTTATCCAGATACTGAAGTTCCCAACTACAATAAGATTGTATTGAAAAAGTCTGATTTTAATATTACTGGAATAGCTTTTGATACTGACTTTGGAACAAATAACTTTAAAATTTCAATTCTTCCAGAAAATACATTCGAAACTGGTTCCTACACAACGACTACTACATCAACTTTAAAATATACAACAACATCAAAAACAGCTAAGGGATCAATAGATAAAGTTGAGGTTTCATTTGGTGGAGTTGGATATCTGACTTTACCAACAATTGAATCAATCAGAACAACTTATGGTGATGGTGCTCAACTTTCAATCAATTCAAATAAAATTGGTTCCATCAACAGATATGAAGTTTATAATCCAACTTTTGAACTTCCATCCGATTATACAGTCAAACCAATTTTAGACTTCCCAATTACATTAAAAGTTAAAGATAACTTCACCTTGGCTTCTGTTGGAGTTTCAAGTGGAGGAAATGGATATGTTGATGCGCCAACACCCGTAGCTATTGATGAAGATGGAAATATCATTTCTGGATTATTATTTGAATCTGAGTTGACTGCACAAACAGTCTCTAAAGTTAATATCATTGACAACCGAAATGATTTAAATAAAAATTTTACCATTGTTTCCACAAACAATGGTAATGGTTATATTATTGAAACAGCTTCATTCAATGCAGGAACAAAAACTGCAACTTTATTTTTAGATCTAAATTTATCTTCAGAAACCATTTCTGGAATTGAAACTGGAACAAAGATATTTGTAGAAGGTTTAGAATCTTATAGTGGGGTTTCTACAACTACTTCGTATAATTCATCCACAAATCAATATAAGGCTTTTGCAATTGTAGGAGTAAATAGTTCTTCCAAAACTGTTGACTATCTGATTGAAACTGGAAATCCAGGAACTATAAATCCAGATACATCAAATGGATTTATGATTTTTGAATCAAGTTTAGCAAAATTTACCCCAAGATTTAGACAGGGTAGTTTTCTTAATGGAGAGGTAATTGACATTACAAAGTCTAATGGTTCAAGTGAAAAATTTGTATGCACTCCTGATAATGGATGGAATGGTAAAGTATTAAAAGTGAGATATAAAAATCAATTCTCAGAATTTGTAATTGAAGTTGGTGACACAGTTTTTGGAAATCTTTCCCTACAAAATGGAAAAGTAGATTATATCAATACATCAAGTGCCGATTCAGTCATTGATTTTTCCTATGTAAATAGTATAGGTTGGGAAAAAGATTATGGTAAATTGAGCGTATCTAATCAAAAACTATCTGATAATGTTTACTATCAAAAGATGTCATATGACATCAAAACTACAATTTCTCCAACTGAGTGGAAATCTACAGTTGACTCTCTAAATCATACTTCAGGATTTAAATCTTTCGGAAGCGTAATTATTGTATCGGAACCCCAGGTATAACGAATGGCTAGTTTAGGCATAGGAACTTCAAAATTAAAACCAAAAGTAGCTGATATTGATCCAATCATCAATATCAAATTGTTGAGTGAATACAGTTTTTATACTAGGCCAAATTTTGAATTTGTAACTGAAAATTTGAATTCTCTTGGAGAAAGTATATCAATTGATTTTCAAGGTAGAGATCTAACTGATTTTATTCAATTTAAAACAAATTTAGTTTTGCCAATTGATGACATCTCATCACAGTTTACTGGAATTAGTAGTCTAGGAACGGGAGATAGTATATCTGGTATTTCTACATTTAATTTGAATTATAGTTCAAATTCATTTTTAAAAAAATCATTTCTAGATACAACTATTGAATCTAATCCTGGAGAAGATCTTTTATTTAAAAAGATAAACCATGATTTTTCAAGTGGAGAACTTTTGACTTATGAGTATGATGGAACTCCAATTGAGATTCAATCAGTATCAATTCCTGGGATTGGAACCACTACAATTTTACCATCTAATGTTTATGCAATTAAAAGTTCAACAAATTTCTTAAAAATAGCTTCAACGGAGTCAAATGCTTTATCTGGTATTGGGTTAACTTTTATATCAGTCGGAGCAGGAACAACTCATTATTTTTCAGTGACAAATGCAAATACGAGATCATTAATTATTATTGATAACTTAATTCAGTCTCCATTGTATCGAAAAGGAGTCATTGTTGGATTAGGAACAACTTCATTGGGAATTTCAACAACGACTATTCCTCTTTCTGGAATTTCAACTATAAGTATATCAGACTTTCTTTATATTGATGATGAAATAATGAAAGTCAAATCTATTAGTTCTGGAACAACTTCAGTGACTGTAGAAAGAGGTAGTATGGGATCAGTATCAGCTGCTCATACTAATGGTAGTTCAGTTCATTTATATAAAGGCAATTTTAATATCGTAAAAGATAAAATTTATTTTGTATCTCCACCACTACAAAATTCTACATTTACTGGAAGAGTATTTTATAAATTAAAATATGATAAGAATGTAATTTTTGATGATCTATCAAGAAATTTTGTGGGTTCTGCTAGAACATTTACTCTCAAATCAAATTATTCTAATTATGGATTAAGCACATCTACTGTTACAGGAGAACAATATGGAATTCTATCCCTAAATGGAATATTCCAAAAACCAGTAATCGATTATGATACTCAATCAACTACTGGTATTACGACTCTTACTTTCAGTGGAGATAGTCAGTATGAACTTCCCAACTCTGGGAAAATTTTAAGTTTTGATTATACTGGTGGATCAAACTATCAAGCCCAAGTTGCTGCAGGAGCAACAGTTACTGTAAGTTCTGGTGGATCAATCACTGCAATAACTTTAAAATCAACTGGTGGTGGTTATTTATCTGCACCTGATGTCAGTGTTGCTTCAACTGTAGGCAGTGGCGTTTCTATCGTTGCTTTAGTTGGAACTGGAGCTTCTGTGGGATTTGTGACGGGATTTACTATTGTTAGTGCAGGAACTGGATATACAACAACAGAAAATCCTGTTGTAACTATTGATCCTCCATATGGATACACAAACTTATCTTTAACTTATATAAGTGGATCAAACAACGGGCAAGATGGAAAAGTAAGTATTGTAGTTGGATCTGGTGGATCTATAACTTCTGTTGATATTGATGATATTGGATATGGTTATCAGTCTGGTGATGTATTGACTGTAAGTGGGATTGGAACTTTGTCTGGATTTACTCCATTTACTTTTACCGTCACAAACACTTATTCCGATACTTTTGGATTCTGGAGTTTTGGGCAATTAAAAAGAACCACAATTCCAGAGGTTCCAGATGATTCTAGAACAATTTTTACCATTAATGATATCACAACTGGAGAACCAATAAGTTTTGAACCCAATACAGCGGATTCAAGATTTAAAATCACAAATAGTCTTTTAGTTTTAGTAAATGGAATTATTCAAAGGCCCACAACAGATTACACTATCAGAAACTCTTTTCTAAGATTTTCTGAAGCAGTTCCAGAGGGGCAAAGTATTAATGTTTATGTTTACACAGCATCTGATAGTGATTCAGTAAGTAGAGACATTTCGCCAACTGTTAAGCCTGGAGACATTTTAAGAATTAAAGGTAGAGGTGGAGAAGAAGTCGATCAAGAACCAAGAGGTGTTTATAGAATTGATGGAAAAAATACGGTAAGAACATCAAGTTATGATGGGCTTGGAATCAATGGATCAGAAGATGCATTTAGAAAAGTTGATTGGACGAAACAAACCCGAGATTCAATAGTCTCAAATAAAAAAACATATAAGACTAGGGAACTTTATGATCCTCTCATCAAACCTAAGTCTGCTCTCATAGTTGGAGTAGGAACAACTTCAACAGAGTTATATGTTGAAAATATTGATCTGTTTGATGTAGATGGAATACCAGAATCAGAACTGCAGGTTGAAATAGTTAAGGATATACCTTTAGATCAATCAACTGCATCTTCTGTAGTTTCTGCAGCTGGAACAGTATCATCTATATCAGTAACTAATGGAGGTTCTGGATATTCCCAAACAAATCCACCAATAGTATCAATTTCAAAAAGACAAATTACATCCGAAGTCAAGTTTGAAAGTTATACAAAATTAAACACAAGTTCTTCAATAAAGTATTTTAATAGTCACTTTGCAGACAATAAAATTGTTTCTGTTGGTTCTTCTTTATCTTATAGATATACTTCCAATTTGAATACTTTTACATCATCTAGTATTGCTTCATCCACAACTGAATTGAGATCTGTCTCTTATGGAAGTTCAATATGGATGGTTGTTGGATCTAACGGATTTATATCCACAAGCACAAATCTATCATCATGGAATTCTGTTGGTATTGCAACAATTAATCAGGGAAGTTTCCCCGAATCAATCTCTTCATATTCATTCACAAATTCAATCAATTCTTTAACTTATTCATCTGGCGATGGAAGATTTGTTGGAGTTGGTTCTGATGGGCATATATTTACATATGAGACTTTAGATCAATCCAGAATTGCTAGATATGCAAATAATGTTGTTAAGAGAACTTCAAATACAACTCAAAATCTGAACAAAGTTATTGTTAATCAGGTTTATGATGTTGGAGAAAATCAAACAAAAACTCAATATGTTGCCGTAGGCAATTCCTCAAGAGTGGTTTTATCAGCAACTTCTGTCAATGGAACTTTAATTAGTAATCCACCAGGATTATATTGGATTGAACAAAACTTATCAACGCTCTCAGGAGAAAACCTGAATGGAATTGTTCACACTGGAATTTCAACAATTCCATTTATCATTGTTGGTGATAATGGATTAATTTTAACATTCCCAAATAATCAATTTAATGATGGAAGTTATTATAAAGTAACACCAGCTCCAACTTCGCAAAATTTAAAATCTGTTGTTTATGATTCCGAAACTGAAACTGCAATTGTGGTGGGAACTTCTGGATCAATCTTCACTTCAACCAAGTTAAGTGAATTTAAGACTTGGAGTGTTGTTTCTTCTGGTTCAACTACAAATCTAAATGATATTGAATACTTTGAAACAACTGATAGGTATTTAATTGCAGGAAACACTGAGTTTCTTCTAAATAATCCACAAAAAGTGGGAGCTGCAGCAACTGCTGTTGTTTCTGCTGCTGGAACAGTTTCTTCAATCACAATCACAAATGGCGGAAGATTTTATGGAAGTTCTCCTGATATCATTATCGATCCACCAACTTTAAGTTTAGAAAGATTTAAATCTTGCAAGATAACAGGTGATTATGGAAGGATTACTGGTGTCACTACAACTAGTGGAATTTCTACAACAACACCAGCTTTAAAGTTCAAATTATTAGTGGATAGTAGTTTAGGAATTTCTAGATCTGGAATTTCCACTGGTGATTATTTTGGCGTATATAACTCAAATGTTGGATCAGGAGTAACTTCAATTTTATCCACTGGTTCTACAGTTGGTATTGGAACAACATTTATTGATTGTGTATTCAGAGCAGATCAAGTTGATAATGATGGAGTTTCTGGAATTGTAACAGTAACTTCAAATATTAAATCAACATATGGATTAACAAGTATTGCAACGACTTACTATACTTATGGAGACTATTCTTGGGGTAAAATATATGACTTTGATACAAGAACTAATCCAATCAGTATTAGTGCTGAAAATTTAAATGGATCTGCTGGATTAACTACGTCACCAAAAGTAACAAGAGTCACTTCAGTTGGAACTACTGTTGTTCCACTTGAAGCTTAGAAATAAGTTATAAATAAATAAAAAACTCCAACAATGTCTGCAATAATCACTGATCAATTTAGAATATTAAATGCTGATACTTTTGTCAATGGTTTTGTAGGAGCTGCAAGCACTGAAAATATCTTTTATGCTTTTATTGGATTATCTAATCCAACCAACACATATAGTGGTGGAACATCAACTTGGAATGATAATCCACCAGCTCCTTTAGATAATTTTCATGAAGAAAATAGTTATAGGCCAACTTTACTTTCACTCAAAAAAATCTCATCAAGTGATGTAGTGAGAGTTGTAAAAAAAGTAAAGTGGGAATCTGGTAGAACTTATGAAATGTATAAACCAAATTATAGTATTGATAAAAAATCACCAATCACAGATTCTTCATCATTATATGATTGTGACTTTACCGTTATCAACTCAAACTTTAGAGTATACATTTGTTTAAATAATGGGCAAAATCCAGATAATCCTTTAGGGCAACCATCTGTTGATGAACCAGATTTCACTGATCTAGATCCACAATCAGCAGGAACAAGTGGAGACGGTTATATTTGGAAATATCTTTACACTTTAAGTCCACAAGATATTATTAAATTTGATTCTGTTGGATATATTCCAGTTCCTAATAGTTGGGGAACAAGTGGGGAATCTCTATCAATTAAAAATAATGCAGTTAATGGTGAGATTCAAGTCGCTATTATAACTCAAGCTGGAATTGGATATCCAACAAATACAACCTGGACGAATGTTCCGATTCTAGGTGATGGGGTGAATGGTAAAGCTACTATTACTGTAGATGGATCAGGTAAAGTTTCTGGAGTTACAATTACTAATCCTGGTTCAAAATATACCACTGGAACAATTCAATTTGAACCTGGAGCACCAGGAACAGAGACTGGAGGAGCTCTAAATGGTTTAACGAACACTGGAGCTGGATCGACTGCAATTGCTAAATTTGAAGTAATTGCAACTCCAAAAGGAGGACATGGATATGATATCTACAGGGAACTAGGTTCATATCGTGTAATGATGTTTGCAAACTTTTCTAACTCAATTGATAATCCAGACTTTTTGTCTGGTAATGATTTTGCAAGAATTGGAATTATTAAAAATGCAACCACTTATGGATCACAAACAACTTTACAATCTCAGTCAGTAGTGAGTGGTGTTGGTGCAGTTAAATTTACTGGAACTGGCACAACATCAACAGATTACCCTGCAGATGGATTAATTTCGCAAACTATAAGTTCTGGAACTACTGCTTATGGTTATGTAGTTTCTTATGATGAAGTTACTGGAGTATTAAAATACTATCAACCAATTGGATTATCAACTTCAACTTATGGGTATAAAATTAATAGATTTACTGCAAGTCCTGGGGTTGGGGGAACTACAACAATAGATGGAGCTACTGTTGGAAGTAATCTTAAAATTGATACTAGTTTTACGGGCACACAAACTGAAATAAATAATAGAACATACAAACTCGGATTAAGTTTTGTGAGTGGTATTGCAAATCCAGAAATAGATCCTCTTTCTGGTGACATCATTTATGTTGATAATAGAGTGGCGATTCCGAGATCTGCTACTCAAACCGAAGATATCAGAATCGTAGTAGAGTTCTAAAACCATGCCAGAAAAGACAAACTTAAATGTTTCTCCATACTTTGACGATTTTAATAGGAATAAAAACTACAAGAGAGTTTTGTTCAAGCCTGGAACTACGGTTCAAGCTAGAGAATTAACAACTCTACAAACTCAATTTCAATATCAAATTGAACAATTTGGTGAACATTTCTTCAACAATGGTGATAAGGTAATCCCAGGAAACACTGCTTACATTGGGCAATATGATTGTGTCCTGATTGATTCAACTTTTGTGGGTATTGATGTATCTACTTACTTATCAAAATTAGTTGGAAGAACTATCAAAGGTAAGAGATCGGGAGTTACTGCAAAAGTAAGAAACTTTGTAACTTCATCTCAATCCAGTTTAAGAATTAATACTCTTTACATAAAATATCTTTCACCATCTCCAATCGATAAAAATAGAAAAGAATTTTTCGATGATGAGGATTTACTACTCAATGATGGAAGAAGTTTAGTTGTTGGAACCAAAACATTTAGAGCTGGAACTGCATTTGCAAATACGATCACATTAGATTGCACCAGAACAGGAACGGCAGCTTCTATTGATGAAGGCGTTTATTTCATCCGTGGGTTCTTTGTAAGAGTTCCTCCAGCAACAATTATTCTTGATCAATATTCAACAAAGTCAAACTATAGAGTTGGATTACTAATTGATGAGAATGTTGTAACTGCATATGATGATCCGACTTTATTTGATAATGCTTCTGGATTTTCTAACTTTGCAGCGCCTGGTGCTGATAGACTTCAAATCCAAACAACGTTCATCAAAAAAGCTTTAAATGCTTTCAACGATGAAAATTTTGTTGAACTTTTTAGAGTTAAAAATGGAAAAGTTGTTCAAACAATTACTCCCAAAAAAATTCAAGTTGACAATCAAATTCGTGATGAAATTGCAAGAAGAACCTTTGATACTTCTGGAGATTATGTAGTAAGGCCTTTTACTGTTCAAGTAAGAGATAGTTTAAATGATCTTGTAGATGCAGATGGATTATATACTGATAAACAAAAGACTGCTGAGGGTAATACCCCAAATGATGATCTTTTAACATATCAAATTTCTGGCGGTAAATCTTATATTCAAGGATACGAGGTTAATAAAACAACTCAAAGTTATATTGACGCTTCAAAACCAAGAACAACAAAAACTATACCCGCAACATATTTCCCATTCAACATGGGAAATATCTTAAAACTTAATAGGGTTTACGGATCACCTAGGATTGGACTTGGATTAACTTCATATGTTTCTTTTAGAGATTCTAGAGTTAATACTTCAGGTATAACAACTGGAACTGAAATTGGAAGTGCAAGGGTTTATGATTTCCAGTTAACATCCGATATGTTAGCCTATGGATCTGGGGCAAATGGATCTATTCCTGGAGATGCTACAACTTTTAATCTTTTTGTATTTGATGTTCATACTTATACAAAATTACAATTAAATTCAAATATTAGTGTATCGATTCCTGCTTTAATTGAAGGTAAGAGTAGTGGAGCTAGAGGTTATTTAACTTCTACAGTTTCAAACAATAAAACTCTAACACTATCTAGTTTAACAGGGCAATTTATTAAAGATGAGCAAATTGTAATTGATGGTATTGAAAAAGGACATTTAATTGATGTAATTTACGATTATCGAATTCAAGACATAAGTTCAGTTGAAGCTAAAACTGGAGCTGGTGTCACTATATTTACTGCAGATACTGTTCTATCAAATAGTTATTCTCTTGACGATACATCTTCAACTTACAGTATAGGGCCTGAACTTTCTGGAATTACAACTGTAACTGCTTCTAGAGCTAGATTTACATCGGATAGGGTAAAGTCTGGGGATGTAATTAATTATCAATCAGGTGGTTTAAATCATTACAATCAAATTGTTGATGTCAATTCTGATGCTTTAAGTATTAGAGTGAGGCCTACTCAAAGTGTTGCGGGGGTAAACACTGGTGGAGTTTTAAACAACACAACAGTAAATAATATTAAAGTAGTCTATTCTGATATTACAGATAAAAATAAAGCAGATCTTTTATCTCCATTACCTAATTCATTCGTAGACTCTATAGATTTTGATCCCACAGATCCACCAGAACTAATTGTTCGTCAACAATTTGATATTACCATTTCTGGAGGAACTGGATCAGTATCAATTACTGGAGATAAGGAATTTGTTGATTATGCATCAAATGATTATCTTCTTTATGATGAAAGTTCTGGAGTAGTAGAAAATATTACTGCATCCAAGTTTTCTCTCAATACAACTCGAAAAACACTAACTTTGAGTGGAATTACTAGTGTAACTGGTGCTGCTAAATTAAATGCAACTTTACAAATTACTGATGTAAATCCGAAAACTAAAAAACTTACTAAGTGTTCTCTTTTAACAGTTGATAAAACTGCAAAAGCTACTGCATATAATGGATTAACTGTCAATGGAACTTTTGGATTAAGAGTAGAAGATGATACTATTTCTCTCAATAAACCAGATTGTTTAAGAGTTCGTGCAATTTATCAATCTTCAACTGATAGTGATCCTATTCTACCAACACTAACTTTAAGAAATGTATCTTCTGATCTCTCCACAAATGCGATACCTGGAGAAACCATTATTGGAAATCAAAGTAATGCAGTTGGAGTATTAATTAGAAACACAGATTCAACAACAATTAATATTGTCAGAGCAAATGGAACTGCATTTAAAATTGGAGAAACAATTACATTTAAATCTTCAAAAATAGTAGCAAATGTTTCTTTATTTACAATCGGAGATTCAAATATTATAGGACAATTTAATTTTGATAGTGGGCAAAGAGATGATTACTGTGATTTTGGTAGAATTATTCGTAGAGATAAGAATAAAATTCCAAATAGAAGATTAACTATTATTTTTGATTATTATTCAATTGATGCAACTGTTCCTGGAGATTTTGTTTGCGTTAATAGTTATGGTGAAGAGAATTATAGATATGATCTTCCAATATTTGGCGGTAGAAGACTCTCCGATTATCTAGACTTTAGGCCTAGAGTAAAAGATTATAATACCTCAAGTTCATATTCACCATTCCAATATGAATCTAGAGATTTTAATATTAGCGCAAACTCCAACCCATATATAATGGTTTCTGGAAAATCAGTTAAACTGGGGCATAGTCATTATCTAGGAAGAGTTGATAAAATTGTTTTAGATAAAAATGGAAAATTTACTCGTGTAGAAGGAGCTCCATCAGAAATACAGTTAGTTCCAAAAACTCCAGCCGGAACTATGCATATTGCTGATATATTTTTACCTCCCTATCTTTTTGATAGAGATGAAGCTAGAGTAACCTTCCCATCATATAGAAGATATACGATGGATGATATTTCAAGATTGGAAGATCGAATTAAAAATCTTGAGTATTATACTCAATTATCTCTTCTTGAAATGGACACATCAAAACTTGTTGTTAAAGATGAAAAAACTGGATTAGATAGATTCAAGTCTGGATTCTTTGTTGATAACTTCAAATCACACCAAGCTCATGACTTAAGATACTTTAAAGCATCAATTGATATGGAAGAAGGTGAATGTCGCCCTTCCCACTTAACCACTGGTATTGATATGGCTCTTGGTTGGGAAATTATTAATGATCCTAACGAAGATAGAAAAAATAGAAATGGATTGGTTTCTCCAAATATTAAAAAAACTGGAGATTTGTTAACATTAGACTATACAGAAGTTGATTCTGTAGAATCAGTCTTTGCAACCAAGTCAGTTAAAATTAATCCATTTGATGTTGAAAATTGGATTGGAAAAGTTAAATTGAGTCCAGATACTGATGTTTGGGTAGAAGAAAGAAATGTTTCTGTAAGAGTAGAAGATCTGAAAGGTGATTATTCTTCAATGGTTGACATTTTCCAAAATGATCCATTGCCAGGATTTGTTCCTATTGATTGGAAGTCTTGGGTAATCTATCATACTGGAATTCCAAATCAGAATAATGGAAAAAATACATTGAAGGGGCTTGATGCTACAAGACTAACTGGAGGAGTTGTTGATGTGGGTAGAGATAGTTCAACAGATCAATATAAATTTAATGCAGCAAATACGAGATCTGGAGTTCAATATAAATCAGCACCAGCAACATATTCTCAGTCAAAAGCTAAACAAATCATAAATGATAACTTAATTACCTACATAAGAAGTAGGAATATTGAGTTTAATGCGACAAGATTAAAACCAAGAACTAGATTCTATGGTTTCTTTGACGGTAAAGATATAACCAAATATTGTGTTCCCAAATTTATTGAAATCTCAATGATTTCTGGAACTTTTGAAGTTGGCGAATCAGTGTATGGAAAAGCTGTTGATAATGAAAGAGATGGAATTGCCGAGAATGATCCCTCAATTAGATTCAGATTAGCTGAACCTAGACATAAAGAGGGTTTATATTATTCTCCAGATGAAACATATACTTATGATCCATATGATATAAGTGGAAATATTGATAACTTCCCTGGAGGAAATAGGATAACTAAATATACATCAACTTCTACGTTATTAAACGTAGATACTGGATCTCTTGGATTAGCTTCCGAAACCAGATTTGGTGGGTTCATTGAAACAGGTATGACTTTATGGGGAGCAAAAAGTGGTGCAAGAGCAAAAATTACTGAGGTAAGATTAGTTACTGATATTTTTGGAGATTTAATTGGATCTTTCTATATTCCAAAATGGAAATATGGATCTGGTGTTCCAAGATTTACAAGTGGCGAAAAAACTTTTACTTTAGTTAATAATCAATTAGCAGGCACAGTTGATGTAAATAATAGATCTGCTTCAAATATAAGTTTTGCCGAAGCTATTTTTGAAAGCACTGGTTCTGTAGATACAACTCAAAGTGCGATACTTAGTGTTCGAAAGGGTGTGTTTGAAAAAACAAGTGTAAGAGATGATCTAGTAATCACTTCAACTGACGAAAGAGACAAAAATGAAGAGTCATTGTTAACTAAACAACCAGAACCATTATTCCAAACTTTTAAAGTCAATGAACAAAGTGGAATCTTTGCTACTTCTGTCACTCTTTTCTTTAAATCCAAACCAACAACGGCTTCAGAAACTGGATTGGGAACTACTGCATTAGCAACTGCAATTAATACTCCAGTTACGGTTCAAATCAGAAGTACACAGAATGGATTCCCAACAAGAATTGTTCTTCCATTCTCAGAAGTTCAAAAGAGGCCTTCAGGAGTTACCATTTCTAATAATGCTGGAGCTGGAACTACATTTACTTTCCCCTCACCAGTTTATCTGGAAGGAAACGGAACTCAATATGCATTAACATTAATTACTTCAGATGATTCGTATGAAGTTTTTGCTTCTGAAGATGGAAGAACTGATATTACTGCAACTGGACAATCTGCAACTGTTGTGAGTTCTAGACAACCACAAATTATAAGTCTGTTTAGATCTTCTCTGGGTTCTCTTCCAACTCCAAGTCAAACAGAGGATCTCAAATTTAAACTTAAAAAAGCTAAATTTACAACAAGTGCAGGAGTTGCAAAGTTTTTTAATAGTGACTTGGATTTTGAGTCTTTAAACAAAGATGTTCTTACAAACAATCCATTCTTAATGCTTTCAAAACAATCTTTATTTGTTTTTGATAATGCACTTTCCAATCCTGGAATATTAACAGCAAACTCAAGAATTATCCAGCAAACCACAAATGCAACTGGAAGAATTGTTCTCGTAAATGGTGCTGTTGGAGTAGGAACAACTTCATTAACTTATTTAAATACTGGAATTGGATTGACTCCTGCTGCTGGTGTTGCGACTTATTCCAATATAACTTTAAGCCCTATTTCTAGAACTTTGAACCAGACTGCATATCAGGCTAGAGGAAATAGTTCTGGATTAAAAGCAGATATCACAGTTACTGATGGAACAGTTTCTGCTGTCAATGTAACTACTGGAGGAACATCATTTACAACTGGTGACACTGTAACTGCAATTGGAGTTGGAGTTGCAAATAAAGTTAACTTCTCCGTTGGTATCATATCGGCAATCAATTGTATGTTGGTTGAAGATATGCAAGGTGATTGGAATTCAGCCAATAAAATATTCCAATTGTTAAATGACGGATCAACTGGGGTTGGTATTGGAACTACATTAAATGTAACTTCTGATCCAGATAACGTAACTGATATTGCAAGAGAAGGATTGTATATGTTTGTCAAACATAAGAATCATGGAATGCACGCTAGAAATAATAGACTTGAATTTAGAGGAATTTCTCCTAGCACTCCAATTACAACATTAACAGATTCAATTATTGCAGATACGACTCCAATCTCAGGATTCCCAGTTGCTGATTTAACTTCATTTGGAACTTTTGAAAATCTTGGTGTTTCAACAACAAATCCTGGTTATGCACTCATCCCTAGTAGTGGAGAGATTATAAAATACACTGGAATAACCACAACCACTGCACCTGCAGGAAACTTGACTGGAATAGTAAGAGAAGAAAAAAATGGTTTTAATAAACGCACAGTAAGTACAAATTACAATATTGGAACTAAAATCAGAAAATACGAATTAAATGGAATTTCTTTAAGAAGGTTAAACACTGAGCATAATTTAAGTAGAGTTGATAGTTCACTTGATATTACTCTTGATACTTATTACATCGAAGTAAATACAGGAGCTTCTTTTGTTAATTCAAATGGAGTAACAATTGAAATTGGAAAAAATAGAACTAAAGGTAATAATGCATTGTATCTTTCTGATGCAACCAACACTGGTGGCAGTTTAGTATCTGCAACATCTAATATTCCTTACGAAACACTAACTCCAATTGTGGAATATTTTGTTCCAACGGCAACTTCTATTTCATCAAGAGCAAGAACTGTTTCTGGAACAAGTATCAATGCTCCAACTTCTTCTTCAATTTCATTTATTGATCAAGGATTTGACACTATCGAATTGAATACTTTAAATTTCTATACGAGGCCTAGATTAATTGCTTCTATTCCAAACCAAGATTTACATCTCAGGAATCTCCCTGGAAGAAGATCTTTAACTTTAGAAATGACAATGAAAACTTCAGATGAAGATGTGTCTCCAATTATTGATTTGGATCGAGTGTTTGCTATTACAACTACAAATAGAATTAATTCTTCATATGATGATAATGATCAATTATATGTTGAAAGAAGTGGAGTAAAAAGATTAGTCATTGAAGATCATGACTGCACCTATGTAACTAAAATTGTTCAACTCGAAAATCCAGCAACTTCACTTCAAGTTCAACTTTTAGGTTATAGGCCTGCAGGATCTAATATTCGTGCTCAATTTAGATTGTTTAGAAGTGATTCCCCATCAAGAGGACATGATTTTGTGAACTTTAATTCCAACGGAAGGCCAGATACTAATCCAGGAATTTCCGCAACTAATGATCCAATTCTAACAGATTATGATGATTATAAGTTTACAGCCAATGGATTACCATCCTTCAATTCATTCCAAGTTAGAATTCTCATGACAACCACAAATCAAGCTCGTCCACCAAAAATTAAAGATCTAAGAGTTATCGCACTTGCATAATATGGAAAAAGATTATATTAAAGTTGAGGGATATCCTGATCTAGTTCGGGATCCCTCAAATGGTGCAATCATAAACAATGATAAGAATGCATATCAAAGTTACATTGATTCTCGAAACAGAAAACTTAGAGAAATCGAAAGAATTGAAAATCTTGAAAAAGATATGAGTGACATTAGAGATTTAATGCACAAGATTTTAGAGAAACTATAAATATAATTATAAATCCAGGTTCTCGTAAATGTCAGCAAGAGTCGTCAATATTGTTATCGAACAGGGAGCAAATTTTAACAACACCTATTTAGTTGAAACATCAAATAACACTCCACAAAATTTAGCTGGATATACTGGTGTTGCTAAACTTTCAAAACATCCTGGCAGTGCATCAAAAACTAATTTTTCAGTAAACATTGTTGGATTAACTGGAGTTGTTTCAATTGCTTTGACTTCTGGCACAACAACTTCTTTAAAACCTGGAAGATATGTTTATGATATTGTTTTAACTGATGCATCTAGTGTCAAGAGTAGAATAGTAGAGGGAACAGCATTAGTTACAGCAGGAGTTTGCACCTAATGTCTAACAAAATTAAAGTTCAACCATCTAATAGTTTTAGAGTTCGAACTGGAGATCAAACAGG